TATCGGGACAGATAAAGGGATCGAGCTTTTATATGGAAAAAATATTCCGGCGGACGGATTGACGGAAAGCGTTGATACCCGAGAAGTTGTAACGCGTATTTATCCTAAAGCATATAACGGATACACTATAACAAATAATGGGTATGTAGACAGCGATCTGATTAATAATTATCCAATTATAAAAGCTGCCGTTATGTCGTTTGAAGACGTTAAGATGCGCGCCGATGCCAGTGAGGACGATGAAGAAAACGGAGTGACTATTTGCGATACGCAGGCAGAGCTAGACGCAGCTTTAACTCAGAAGTGTAAAGATCAATTCGCGTCTGGATTGGATAAACCCCAAATATCCATTTCTGCCGATATGGTATTACTGCAAAATACCGTACAGTATAAGGACTTTTCTGTTTTGGAATCCGTATCTTTAGGAGACACCATTCACTGTAAACACTACAAACTCGGGATTGAAACAGAAGCCCGAGTGATAGAACTTACTTATGATTGTTTAAAAGAAAAAGTTTCTTCCGTTGTCCTTGGAAGCTCTGAGTATAATTATTTTGACAATGTAACGTCTTCTGTAAATAAGATAGATAATGTTGTAAGACCTGACGGAAGTCTGATAGCGGAACAGATCAAGGGCTTTATTGACGGAACCTACAGCCAGCTTAGAGTTCAAAACAGCATTGCAAAAAAGCAAGATGTCAGAGCTATTCTATTTGAGGATCTAGACCCGGACAGCCCAACCTTTGGCGCACTGGGAATCGGTACCCAGGGAATACAGATTTCAAAAGAAAGAAATGCTCAAAACACAGACTGGGTGTGGACAACTTCAATGACGTTTGCCGGAATTATTGCAAACACCGTCGTAACTGGAAAAATTTCTTCTAAAACCGGGGCTGTATATTTTGACCTGGACGCGAACGACGGAAAAGGCGAGCTTGCTTCTTCCGTACTGAAAGGCGTCGATGAGGAAATAACCACAATAGCAAGGATTGGCTCTGGAAATTGGGCCGGAGGAGAACCGTACCAGGGCTTCCGGATTTCTTATCCCGGTGGAAACTCCGGGTTGTTGCTTATAACAATCGATGGGATCAGCGAGGATTTTCCGCTGGCGAATAAGGACGAAATTGTTTCAAACGGAGATCTTATCATTCGATCAAATGGTATTTCTGAGTATTCCGGTGGAGCCAGCGGTCTGTATCTTAACGGAAATTCCTCTACTGGAGAAGGAACCGTAATAGTAAAACGCGGGACAAAAGGCAAAACAAATAAAAATATTTTTTATGCCGATCCGGAACAGCTTCTTGTTCAATACGACGGCTACAACAATTATCTTCGTTTCAGCAATACCGGATGTGTTCTGTACGACAAAAACAAAATCCAATTTGGTACAAATGGATATATGAGAGCGTCCATTGAATCCAACGGTGACGCAAAGTTCGGAAATATCTATTCCAATGGATCTCTTGTGACCTCCGACCGAAAAAAGAAAACCGGAGTAAAAAAGCTGTCCGGAACCTTCTTAGAGAAAGTGAGAGGTTCAGCGGTGTACCGTTATCGGCTGAAACAGGACATGATCCCAGAGGAGAACGCAAAAAAATTAAAAAGAAAATCAGTCGGCACAAAAAATGAATCAGTAGGTTTGATGTACGATGAAGCCCCGGAAGAAATTCGCCGGGAAACTGAAAGCGGAGATAAGGCTATTGATCTCTACGGAATGGTTTCTGTCCTTTGGAAAGCGGTTCAGGAATTGTCCGACAAGGTTGATAGTCTTCAACAAAAGCAGGAGGTGTAATTTTGGTCTACAAAGAAATAGAGATTGACAGCACATGGCAGCAGCCCCTTGGAGAAATCCGGGTAATTCAGGAGGAAGCGGACGGCAGAGAGTTAAGAATTTATCTCTATGATAATGGTTCTCCTCTTGATTTAACCGGGAAAACGGTATCCGTGTACATACAGAAGCCGGACAATACCATGATCTATAATTCCTGCGATGTGGAAGGAAACCAAGCAACCGTAACCCTCACCCTTCAAATGATGGCGGTATCCGGCCTTACCAAGCTGTGCGAGCTTCAAATCATTGACACAGACAACCATACCTTAAAGGTAACCCTTCCCCCTCTGCGCATTATCAAGAGCAATTATGACGGCGCGATCGAGAGCACAGACGAATTTTCCAGGCTGGCGGAAGCTCTCAACGAAGCGAACAACGCCACAGGGATCGCCAGTGAAGCCGCGGATAAGGCCAATGAGGCGGCTCAGTCAGCGAACACGGCGGCTCAGGCGGCAAATACTGCGGCACAGTCTGCTAATACCGCAGCCGACGCCGCAACTTCAGCAGCGGAATCCGCAAATTCACAGGCACAGGCGGCCCAAACGCAGGCGGCCTATGCGAAAACTCAAGGAGACTACGCTAAAACCCAGGGGGAAAACGCGGAAGAAATCTATAACCAGTTAAAGGACATCGACGTGGCTTCTCTCCAAGCCGATCTTGACGCGTTGGAAGCAAGCAAAGGGCAGCCTAACGGCCTTGCTACCCTAAATAGCTCCGGCAAGCTGGCTCAAATGCCGTCTGCCTCTGATGTGGGAGCCTTACCAATTACCGGCGGAGAAATGCAGGGAGCATTAAAGCTGAAGGCCAATCAGTACGGCGGCAGCGGACCAGCGGACGAAAAATACGCATTAGACTGCCAAAATTCTAATATCATTGGCGTAAATCGTATCTTGACTGCCGACCCAGCGGGAAGCGCAAGCGAGGGGTGGGGCTTTCAAAGAGAAGATGATCCAGAGGCCTATGACGTTATTTGGGCTTCAAACGGTACCCTGTATTTTACCCCGGGCTTTAAATATAACACGCCTCCTTATCCAGCCAATCAAAGGGTTTTAGCCACAACAGATAATATCGCTTTAACGAATTATCTGCGGCAGGAATACAATAAGCTGAAAGAATCCGAGGGCACCCCTACTCTGAACGATATCATAAATGGATTTGGCTTTTGTTACAGTGATTCAAGTGACGGCGCTGCTCTTAATGGTGTATATCTCACAGTTTCCGGAATGCTTGATAATAAATACCGCTTGCAGCTTTTAGGCCAGTATAACGGGAGCAATTGGCTGGCCTATCGAACCAGGAACGGCGATGAGCAGAGCTGGAATCCCTGGCACAAGGTTTTGACCGACAACATCAACGCAGCAATCAGCGCCAGACATCAATATACCTCCTCAAGTTATCCTCAAATTTACGGAAACGGAATTTTACAGTTGGGCGGTGATTCCAGAAATGAATATGGCGTTATTTTGCGAAGCAACGGCACAGACGAAGCAAATGCTTTTCGGCCTTCTGTTAACGCCGGCACAACAGGCCATTTGTATTTAGGGGTTGCCAACCAGAAATGGCGCGCTGTTTTCGCCCAGAACGGCACTATCCAAACCTCCGATCGAAACGCTAAGCACGATATCACGGATCTTGACCCAGAAAAAATAACGGCGTTTATTATGGGGCTGAAGCCAAGTTCCTATGTGTTTAACGACGCTGACAGCGGCAGAACCCACTGGGGCTTGATCTCGCAGGATATTGAGGAGCTGTTCCCTCAGCTTGGAATGACAAGCATGGATTTCGCCGGATTCATCAAATCCCCAAAAACGGAGGATTATTATGAAGATGTTCCCGAGACTGTCACAGACGAGGAAACCGGAGCGGAAAAAACTGTAACACGGAAAGAATTAAAAACCCGGACCGTTGAAGGAGAATATATCTACTCCCTTCGCTATGATGAATTTATTGCCCCTTTAATCTGCATGGTTCAACGGCAGCAAAAACAAATTCAGGATTTAGAGCGGCGTTTATCCGCTTTAGAAAGCAAGGAGGAAGCAAAATGAAAATCATTCAAAATTTAGTAGACCCTACCCGTTACTCCATCAAATGTCCTTATGCTATGACCCCTACCAGGGTAGTGGTTCACAACACCGCCAACGACGCGCCAGCAGCGAATGAAATCGCCTATATGATTCGTAACGACAATGAGGTTTCTTTTCATTACGCCGTGGACGATCAGGAGGTAGTTCAGGGTGTGCCTGAAAACCGGAACACCTGGAACGCCGGAGACGGAAACGGCAAAGGCAACCGGGAGGGGATCGCCGTGGAAATCTGCTATTCCCTGTCAGGCGGCGAGAAGTTCACCAAGGCAGAGCAGAACGCCGCTGAGTTTATCTCTTCTATCTTAAAGCGCTATGGCTGGGGAATGGACAAGGTCACCAAGCACCAGGACTACAATGGAAAATACTGCCCGCACAGAACCCTTGATCTGGGCTGGGACAGGTTTTTGAAGATGGTGGAGGCTCACTTAAACGGAGATAAGCCCGCGCCCTCTCCCACTCCAACTCCCGCACCCAAGCCAGCGAAAACGGTAGACGTATATTACCGGGTAAGAACCAAGGCGGACGGCTGGCTTCCCGAGGTGAAAAACCTTGAGGATTACGCGGGATTTACCGGAGCCGTCACTGATGTCGCTGTTCGTGTTTCCGCTGGTTCCGTAAAGTACCGGGTACATATTAAGGGCGGCAATTGGCTTCCCTATGTGACCGGCTGCAACATCAACGACGCTGTAAACGGCTACGCGGGAAACGGTTTGGAGATTGACGCTGTTGAAGTGTATTATTACACCCCGGACAGCATCAGGCCGTATAAGAAAGCCAAATACCGGGTCGCTCCTGTGGGCGGAAGCTATTATCCCTGGCAGTATGACAATGAAACCGGAAACGGCCAGGACGGCTACGCGGGCGCTTTCGGAAACGCCATCGGAAAGCTTCAGATTGTAATCGAGTAAGGAGGGATTATCATGGCGCCGGAAAAGTGTATAGTAGATCCCTCCCGGGACTGCCTAGGGCTGGCAAAAGCGGAGATGCTGGAAAAGCAGATCGCGGAATACCGCCAGCAATCCAGAGAAACCCACTCGGAGCTTTACACCAGGATCACAGCTCTGGAAAAATCAGACGCGAAACGGGACGAGCAGTACGGCAAGATCCTGGACAAGCTCAACGACATGCAGGCGGATATTAACAAGGCTCTTTTATCCATCGCGGAGTTTAAGGAGAAATCCGGAAAACGCTGGGACAAGATTGTGGATAAGATTCTCCTTTTGGTTATTACAGCCTGCGTCGGATATATCTTAATCAAATTCGGACTGCCTGTATAAGGAGGAACTAAAATGAAAATCAACTGGAAGGTGCGGTTTAAAAACCCTGTGTTCTGGTTCAATCTGGCAGCGTCCATTTTTCTGCCCATGCTGGCTTGTCTGGGCTTCAACTGGGAAGACATGACAAGCTGGCAGGCTGTGGGGAACGTGCTCTTACAGGCCGTCCAGAGCCCCGTAATCGTGGTGTCGGTTCTGGTATCTGTATGGAACCTGTTGAATGACCCCACTATAAGCGGCCTAAGCGATTCCAGCCAGGCGCTTTCTTATACCGAACCTAAGAAAAGCGAATAATAGAAAGACAGCCCCCTGGAATTTTCCTGGGGGCTTATATTATTAATTATGGTCTCTTTTGTGGCATTAAACGCTTATATCCATTAGAAGACCTCAAAAACAGCCTTTTTTGTGCGGTTAATTTCTGCTGCGGGGATTCAAGTCGCGTAAAACGCTACACGATCAATCACATGATGAACCTTCTCCCGCTTAACGCCGGCGGAATATAAAAGTGCGTTTTTGCTTACAACCGCCGCTTGCCTGGCGCGGGGTATAAATCCAGGCTTGAGCAGGATATCTCTATTGAGGTCGGAAATGGCACCCGACACACTCTGAAAAGAGTACCTGAGATGCAAGAGTGCCGCCTTGCCAATAGTGTATCGGGGCCTATTGTGCTTTCGAGCCTTTAGGTCCCTAGACCTAACAAAAATTTGTTAAGTGAACTCTTTTTCATTATATAACTCCGCCCTCCTTTCCGTTTTCGGTGGGGAGAGTTGTTTATATAGTGAACAGTCTTAATCTCCGCAGGAATCGTACACGCGGGACGCGTCGATGCACACGGCTTCCTTAAAACATCCGTAATTTGGAGATTCCTGATTCATGGTTTCATAGTTATCC